AAAGAAATTCTATGTCGGAGAGGTTACCGTAGAAAGTGAAGAGTCGCTAACATACCAAAGCACGGAATTCGAAGATACGATGTCCTGCCTTCAGAGTCAGTTTTTAGACCAGTACGGAGGATTTTTCAGAATCAGAAGAGTTAACGGTGTAAGATATTTGGACTATCTGTCAAGTTCGCCAGCAGTTTCAAAGCAGGAAATTCGATTCGGTTTGAACATACTGGATATTTCCAAACACTTTGACATGTCGGAGTTCGCTACGGCCGTTATACCTCTAGGTACGGTTCTTGAGGACGATACGTACGACTATATTTTTAACAACGAGGGTGAAGCCTATTATGATCCGGATTTTAAGAAAGCCATGATCAAGTCTGACATGGGTGATAAATTCGATAGGCATATACCCGTTGTATACAATGACTTGGAATTCGCCAAACCACTTATAATTGATACGACTGGCGATGTTGGAAAAGTCACAATTGCGAGAAAAGGCGATAATAATAAAGCTGTTTTATCGCAAATAACTTCAAAAGAGGATTATTATCCGGAATTCGACGACCACCTAACAATAGAGTCAGTTAACGAAGGCAAAATTGACCTCATTGATTCTACGGCAGTTGGTTTGTATGGCTATATTTGCAAGGTAATAAACTTCGATGACGTAACTGATCCAGAGTTGCTTATGGAAGCAGGGCAGTTATATTTGTCTCAGATACAATACGATAACATGGAGATCGAAGTTTCGGCTTTTGATTTGCATTATGCTGATCCAGAAACCGACTCCATAAATCTATTCGATGGTGTACACGTAGTATCATTGGACCACGTTCTTGACAGGATATTTTACGTTGTAAGTATGGAATTACCGATAAATGATCCTTCAAATGCCAAGATTTCGCTTAGTGGAACCATTGCTGGTAGCACTGGTAGCATAAGCGATATTACGAGTGGCAATACAAAAGCCACAAAGAGTATTCTTGGTGTTAAGGCTTATAAAGCAAACAAAAAGTAGATGAAAGGAGAAAATCAAAATGGCTAATATTAGCCCGGAACTGAATAAAATAGCAAATTCCGTTTACGGTAAGGAGATGCGTTCAGCTCTCCATGATTCTATTAAAAAGGTAAACGATCAGTTAAATACGACTATAAAACCTCTGACTTATTCGCAATATGATGCCCTTCCGTCTACTGAAAAGATGAACGGAACGTTATATTTTACGTTCGATACAAAACAGATCTTTATGAATGGGGTAGAGTATACAGAGGATAATAGTATTACCGGAATGAAAGATGGTAATTTGCTATATTTCAGAGCAGCATCAGCCCCTCTTGACAATCTGGATATTGAGCTTAGACCGAAGCAGTTCACTAACGGTTACGGTCAGGTTTGGGGTCCAGGAAAAGGTAAGAATAAATTTCAGGTTACTGCCACCAGCACAACAATTGACGGCTTGACCATCACAGTAACAACCGATTCTCGTGTTATGATTGATGGTACATCTACCGATAGAGTGGAATTTGATCTTGGTATATTTAGTTATACCGGGTCTTTAAAGCAGTTCTATCTCAATGGTTGTCCGACTGGCGGTGGATCTGACACATATAGACTTAATGTTGCAAATCTTTATGATTACGGTGACGATCCTGACGGTGTTGTTTGCCCGCTAGCTCCGGATACAAACCATACCGTTAAGATCATTGTATCTAACGGTGTTACGTTGGATCACGTTATATTTAAACCCATGCTCCGTTATGTCGACGGTGGTGGCAATTATACGTTCATGCCGTATTCAAATGTATGTGCAATAACAAAGAATCGTGTAATTACATTTAAAGATCTCGGAAAGAATATCTTTAATAAGGAAACGGTTCCTCACTACAATAACTATGTAATCAATACAAACCTTGAGCGGAAAAAGAAGAACGGAGAGGGATACTATTACGATATTCCCATTGCCCCTAGAACCACATATACGCTCAGCGGGCATTTTATCGCTGATGATGGAGTAATGTATGTGTATACGTTCGATGAGGCTGATAATCCGCTTGCTGTATTTGGACCTTTGACCTATGCCGATCTTCCGTATACATTTCCGACTTCAGCCAGAGCCAGAACGGCAGGTTTCAGTTTCAAAATGGGCGAACTTGATCTCAATACAGTCCAGTTGGAGGTAGGGACTGTAGGTACGTCTTATGAAGCATTCGAGAATCATTCGTATGCACTTAACACAGGGGTAAATACCTGGGGCGGTATGTGGCATGTTGAGGATGGTTTTATCGAAGAAGAATGGGACGAAATCGCGTCGTATGCAGGAGAGACGTTACCCGGTGAGTGGATGTCTAGTATGAACACATATAGTGAAAACGGAGCTCCGACAGTTGGCGCTCAGGTTGTGTATAAGACCGGTAATAAGATATCTAAGAATACTGGTATCATCAGTGTCGCAACTTTGCGTGGAGTTAACACTGTATGGTCTACTAACAATCAGGAGTATATTAACCTTACTTATACCAACGAAGCTTGGCAGGATATTGTCCACTACAAAGAACTCATAAATGAGGAGTATCAGGCTTTATCTGAGGCTGATCAGCAAAACGGAACCATATATTTTATCATGGACAAGGGTATTATTTGTCTTAATGGTGTTACGTATGGTGCTGGATCTGGTAGTGGAAACCGTTTTTCACAGTTAACAATTTCCAATCGTTCTGTTAGCAATTCTACTATATCCGTATATGACACCGTTTAATAGGAGGAGTCTAAGATGATATTAAACAACTATTTTAATTTTATTGGTAATGTGCCTAAGTATGAACTGAACGGCGGTGTAGGCGACCGACAATTTGCATATATAGGTCTAATTGACACCAATGGAGACGCTATTGATTGGGAATATCAGGCTTCTAGTATACCCGCTGGGGTCCTTCCTAATTTAGGCAGTAACTACGTTGCTTGGAAAAATCTTGATATTGTACTCTCTTCTGATAGTTCTGATCCAACCCCTAGCGATTATTCAGTCGAAAACGATATTACTTCAGCATTTTCCGGATTGGTCGCAACTGTTGGTGTGGGGGCTGAAACCGGAAGTGCCAAACTGATCATTACAGTGGTAGGTACGAACACTAGTGCCTCTGCAGTTACTATAACCGAAATTTGCGTTTGCAAGAAGATATTTACCAACACATACGACGGATCATACAAACCATGCATGTTTGTTAAACAGAAATTGGACGAACCGGTTTTACTTGCCCCTGGCGAATCTTTTAACAAAACTTTCGAATGGGTACAGTCATAAAAGAAGAGGAGGAATTCAAAATGGCAGAACAGAGTCGTGAAACACAGCTCTTGAGCGACATTATCGACAGTATTCCTGACGGGGGAGTTACGTACGACAAACCTCCACAGAGCCGGAATGAGGAAATCCTCCTTTCCATTCTTAATGACACAGAGTATACAAAGACTCCGCAGAGTAGAGAAGAAGAGCTCTTGCTGGAGCTGAAGGAGAAAATGAGTGGTCTGGTTCCTCCCGTACCACCTGTTATTAAGAGGGTCACTGGCAACCCGGTTGAGTTTACAGATGGTGCTGATGCTCCATTGCTGAAATGTGTGACGGAGATACATGGTAGTCAGGACTTGCATGGATATGATAAGCCGTGGGTTGGGGGTAGTGGAAAGAATAAGTTTGACTCTACCCTTATGGTTAATCCTGCATCAAGTGCCAAATGGGTGCAAGTAACGCTCAAAGCAAATACCGCCTATACAGTATCATCTAATATTCCGAATAGTTACACATCAGCTTATATCTTTGCGATTGCCGGAACAGATACAAGTAGTGTTACATCTGGAACTAATGGAGTTGGTAGTGGGAGACCACAATACATAACCACGGGAGAAGATGGAATTATCAGTTTTGGTTACAGAACAAACGGTGCAAGCGGTTCTCTTAATCTTGACGATTATACATATCAAATTGAAGAAGGTTCTACCGCCACCTCATACTCCCCCTACTCCAACATCTGCCACATCACGGCATATACGGAGGGGGAGATTGAGGTGAGTGACGGAGATGGAAATACCACCACCCACACCACCACCTACCCAAATGCTATATACCGAGGGAGTGAGGATGTGGTGAATGGGACGGAAACGCATGATATGGTTGTGGTTGATTTGGGAGATTTGACATGGATAAGAACCGCAACATCGGATGGTAGCAAATACAGATTCTATGTTGATTTGAGTGCAACAATTAAAAAGCCATCGTCCAATACTAATATAGCCAATTTGATATGTAGCAATTATGGTGCAGTATCAGCAAATGATACTTATGGTTTGATTGATGGAATTGGTGTCAATACAAATGGCATGTTGTTAATATATGACTCGACAAAGGATACTATGTCAGCATCCGATTTTGAAAGTGCTATGTCGGGTGTAAAACTTGCCTACGAACTCGCCACCCCCACAACCACCCCCGTAACCCCCACCAACCTACCCATAAAATCGCTATTTGGGTATAACCATATAGAGAGCAGTACGGGGGATATGACAATCGATTATATTACTGACGAGTATCAGAACTTCGTCGATACGGTTGAAAGTGCTTTGCCGAATACTACACGCAATTTATTGAGTGCAAGTAAGAGTGGTCCTAAAGCTATGGACATCTTCCTATCTTTGGAACCGCAGGAAGATATTCCGGACACCAAAGAAGAACCTACCGAAGAAAAGGGGGACACAAAGTAAATGAATCAGCCTATAACGTTCACACCTCAACAGGTCTTTGAACTTATTTTGTGGGTTTGTGGGGCTATTGTCTCTGTATCCGCTGCAATCACGATAATCGTAAAGGTGGTTCAGAAAATAAAAGCTCCTGAAAAGACACAAAACGAACGCATCACTAATCTCGAAAAAAAGGTTGAAAAGCATGATAAGTTGTTTGACAACGACAACCAGAGACTTAAGGCGTTAGAAGAAGGCAACATAATTACTCAACAGTCAATACTGGCTTTGCTGTCTCATGCTATTAACGGTAACGATGTTGATAGTTTGAAAGACGCCAAAATAGAACTTGAAAGATATTTGACAAGACGTGGAGTTTACAAACATGAAATAAGTTAGGAGGTCAAAATGGGTACTACCACAGAAGAACTCAAGAAACTTTATGCTAAGTTGGGTGGCACAGATCCCAACATCCCGAAGGCATCTACTCCGGGAGAAGTTATTAACGGTATTAACGAACTGGAACTTGGCGGCGATAAGCTTCCCGAGGTAACAGAGGCCGATAACGGCAAAGCCCTTGGTGTCAAGCAGGGCAAATGGGATAAGATGGATGTAGATATTGAGTTGCCCGATGTTACTACTGATGATAATGGTAAAGTTCTCATGGTCAGTGATGGTAACTGGGGTAAAGATGATTTGCCGAAAGAGTTGCCTTCCGTGTCATCAACAGACAATGGAAACGTCCTGACAGTTGTTGAAGGTGCGTGGGCTAAAGCGGCTATTAGCGGAAATGTAGTGATTATTAATGCAACAAATAGCGGTACATATATTACGCTGGATAGGACACCGAGTGAAGTAGAGGCGTTACTTGCGGCTGGTAAAATTGTATTTGTTAAGATTGCCAATGATAGGATTTTATGGTTTGATAATGTTATACACTATATTTATGGAATTAAAAGGAATAATCTTGGAAATTTGGATATGTTACTTTATGAAACATATAATGGTAAAAAATATATATATGTAGACGGATATATGTTTCCGAGATCACTACGAAGGGATAGTGGAAAAGTAATGACAGTAAGCCCAACTGGAGAGTGGTCTGTAGCTGCAATTCCATCTCAACTCCCCGCAGTCACTGCATCCGACAATGGTAAAATCCTGAAGGTAGTCGATGGTGTATGGACAGCTGTCGATCCCGATGCATAGGAGGTACTCCCATGAGTAACAAACTTTATGATATTCTGAAGTTTATCGCCCAGATTGTCCTTCCTGCTACGGCCACATTATATTTTGCATTGGGGCAGTATTGGGATCTTCCGTACATAGAGCCGATTGTTGGCACTATAACCTCAGTTGATGCGTTTCTCGGAACCATTCTGGGTATAAGTACAGTTAAGTACAATAAGACTATAAAAACGATCGATAAACTGTAGCACTTAACAATACGGGGCTGTCATATTTTGGCGGCCCCTTTCAATTTTAGGAGATAAGAACCATGTATGTGTTTTATAACCCAAACCCTCGTGGAGTTTTAGTAGGTGATTGTGTAATCAGAGCCATAAGTAAAATTATGAATAAAAGTTGGGAGGACACATATCTAGAAATAGCCATACAGGGTTTCATGATGAAAGATATTCCTTCTTCCAACAACGTTTGGGGCGCATACCTAAGAAGCGAAGGATTTTCTAAACGTGTTTTACCGGACACTTGTCCCGAATGCTATACGATTAAAGAGTTTTGCGAAGATTTTCGTAAAGGAAGTTATATTTTAGCTACCGGAACTCATGTAGTTGCTGTAATCGACGGTGACTATTACGATAGCTGGGATAGTGGAAACGAAACACCTACATATTATTGGAGAAAAGGAGAACAAATAAATGGCAATCAATAACTATGGGTATCCTATGCAGTACCCGTCAATGTATCAACCGCAGTATCCTATCCAGCAGACCATATCTAACACCCCGGTCAATGTTAATCAGCAGCAAAACAATGCTGGGATCGTTTGGGTTCAGGGAGAAGCTGGTGCTAAAGCATATCCCGTAGGGCCAGGTGGTAGTGCACTACTTATGGATAGTGAGAGGGATTGTTTCTATATTAAGTCAACAGATGCTAGTGGGGTACCGATGCCCTTACGTACTTTTACATATACTGAGGTTATACAAACACAGCAAATGAAACAACCGGAATCAAATTACGTTACTCGCGATGAGTTCGAGGAGTTACGAAGAATGATTCAGGATCGTGGTTCCTCGTCAAGAAGGGAGAATCGAAATGGCGAACAAGCTTTTTCAAGAAACTCAAAACAACAATCTAATGAATAGAGTACAAGAGATTAAAAATAATCCGCTTCAATTCCTTATTTCTAATCGGGCCAATGTCCCGCCCGAGTATCAAAACAGCCCAAAAGATATTGTCAACTATCTCGTCCAGAGCGGACAGATAAGCCAGGAACGTTTTAATCAAGTAATGGCGATGGCAAATCAGATGGGTTTAAAGCTCTAGGTAATACTTGCAAGGTTACATAAATATTTTTTACACAAGGAGGATAATGTTATGTCATTATCAAATGGTACTGAAAACATGGTTATGCCTGTTGCACCTATGTATGGTGGCAATGGCGGATTCGGTAACGGTCTTAATGGAGACGGTTGGTGGATCATTTTGCTTCTTCTGTTCGCATGCAATGGAGGTTGGGGAAACGGCTTCGGTGCTAACGGAAATACCGTTGGTAACATGGTTGATTTTCCGTGGATTCTTAACGGACAGCAGGGCATTAATCAGAACACCAATAACGGCTTCCAGAATGCTATGCTGAATGATAACATCACTTCTATTAGAGATGGTGTTACTGGCGTAAGCACACAGCTTTGCAATGGTTTCAGTGATATTCAGATGGCACTTGCTAACGGATTTTCAGGTGTTGAGCAGGGTGCTAATGCACGTCAGATGGCAGATATGCAGCAGATGTTCGGGATTCAGTCGGCTCTTCAGAACTGCTGTTGCGAAAACCGTGCAGGTATCGCTGATCTGAAGTATACCGTTGCAACAGAAAACTGTGCCGACAGAACACAGGCTATGCAGAACACGAGAGATATTATCGATTCTCAGACAAGAAACACCCAGTCTATTCTCGACAAGCTTTGTCAGCTCGAACTGGACGGGTATAAGCGCGAGAACGATAATCTCCGTACACAGCTTAACATGTCAACTCTTAGAGAAAGCCAGGCATCTCAGAATGCACTTATTCAGCAGGGATTCTCTAACGAAGTTGATCAGCTGTATAATCGCTTGAATAGCTGTCCTGTACCTACAACTCCTGTTTATGGACGTACTCCTATTTTTACGTGTAACAACAACGGCGGATGCGCTGGATGCGGATGTGGCTCTTTCTAGGAGGTAATTACTATGGCTGAATATACAAAAAATGATGTACAGCTCGTGCAGCCGAATCAGCCTGTACTTCTTGACACGACTATCGGTTGTAACAAGGGTTATGTAATTCATCGTGAAGGAAGCGGCATCCTGACATTACGCGGAATCGTTAACGCTGTTAACGCGT